AGGCTGAAGCCGCACTGAACCGGCGCCGCAACTGCGAGACCGGCGCCCACAATAAACGGGCCGGCGCTGGTCTGTTTAATCACCAGTTATCTGCCTATGGTGTCGTATGGTTGTAGTTGAGTACAGCATGTTTCACAACCCGTAGGCCAATGGCGGTATCCGGAACCGGCCGCACATGCCTACTCTCATTTCAGCAAGAGCGTAGGAATTCGGTGCAACGTTCGACCGAACTGCCTGGGATCGTCTCGCCGAGGAAGCAGCCGTCGAGGCCAATCGGCTGGCCGACCGTCTCGACACCGAGGCGCCCCGCGAGAGCGGTCGTCTACTCGCCGAGGGGGCAGTCAATTGGTCCAGCCCTCAGCAAGTAATACAGGTCTTCGAGCGATTGGGATCGAGCTGCCCAATGCCAACGACGACAGCTTAGCAGCGGTCGATCATCCGCTGGCCGTTCTGCTGCGGGACTATCGCTCCGCCAACAAGCTAGCGACGACCTACGGCAAGGTCTGGGTCAAAAACGCATACCGCGATGGCCGGCTCTACCCGTCCTGGAAGCAGATTGGAGCCGACAGCGGCCGGATGGCTTGTTCGGCGCCCAACCTCCAGAACCTCCCCCGAGACCTGCGCTACCGGGCCTGCTTCCGGGCGCCGGATTGCCGAGTGCTCGTAAAGGCAGACTACTCACAGATCGAGCTCCGAATTGCGGCGAAGATCTCAGGCGACGCCGAGATGGCAGCCGACTACCAGCGCGGCGAGGACTTGCATGCCCGCACGGCCCGGACGGTTCTAGGCATTGCCGAAGTGACTAAGGAGCATCGTCAGCTCGCCAAGGCTCTGAACTTCGGGTTGCTCTACGGCATGGGGGCGAAAGGCTTCCGCGACTATGCTCGCAACAACTATGGGGTGGACCTGTCCCTCGAGAATGCGCAAGCCTACCGGAGTGCGTTTTTCAAATCGTATCCCGGACTGGCCGCCTGGCAGCGGGGCATCGGGGCGTAGGACTTCCCCATTGAGACACGGACGCTGACCGGCCGGCGCAGGAGCAACGTGAAACGGTTCAACGAGAAGCTGAACCTGCCCGTACAGGGGACCGGCGCGGACGGCCTCAAGGTGGCGCTGGCGCGCTGCTATGGGAGCGCCGGTCCGAGTGCCCGGGAGCGTTCCCAGTGCTGGTGGTTCACGACGAGATCGTGGTCGAGTGCGACGAGGGACAGGCTGACTCGGTGTCCGTGTGGTTGAAGCGGGCGATGCTCGACGGCATGTCCCCGCTGATCGATCCGGTGCCGGTCGAGGTGGAAGTGAAGGTCGGACGAACCTGGGGCGGCGCGTAGGCGAGACCAGCGATGCGAATGCTCGACTCGGCCCATGAAGCCATGACACCAGACCAACGGCGACAAGACGTGGCCGAAATCCTGGCCGCCGCCATTGTCCGCTTGCGTCTCCGCGCCGTCCTTCCCGAGGTCGCGGACAGCGAGAAACTGCTGGAAAACACCTCGAATTGCCTTGATGCGTCCCGAGAAACCGTGCTCAGTGTCCGCACGGGTTAACGGTTTCGGAGACCTCAAGAGGAGTTAGCTATGTCGGTGAATGTGGCCAAAGAAGTCGCGGTCCTGCGGAAGCTTACCATGCGGGAATTGCGGCAACGGTACAACGAACTCTTCGATGCGATGAGCACGTGCAACAACAGGGCGTGGCTCGTCAAGCGAATCGCGTGGCGCATTCAGGCCGCCGCCGAGGGCGACCTGTCCGAACGGGCCAAGCGCCGGGCCGTGGAGTTGGCCAACGACGCCGACCTGCGGCTGTCGCCGCCCAAACTGAAGGAGGCGCCAACACCTTCGAACCTTGCGGTCATCGCCCCATTCGTCGCGAGCCGAGAGGATCGGCTGCCGCCGCCAGGCACTGTGATCTCCCGGCAGTACAAGGGCGAGGAGCTTCGGGTGACCGTCCTGCCCAACGGTTTCGAGTTCGGCGGCGAGCGCTACAAGTCCTTGTCTGCGGTCGCCAAGGCGATCACCGGCCAGCACGTCAACGGACGCGCCTTCTTCAAGCTCACGAAGGGAGTCGCGTGATGAAGGCCAAGTCCACGACCGCGCTGCCGACCACGATCCGGTGTGCCGTCTACTGCCGAAAGTCGGTAACTGAGGGCCTGCAGCAAGAATTCAACAGCCTCGACGCACAGCGCGAGACCGCCGAGGCATTCATCAAGAGCCAGGCGCACGCAGGTTGGGTGTGCCTTCCGGAACGATATGACGACGGCGGTTTTTCGGGCGGCTCGATGGATCGGGCGGCGCTGCGACGTCTGATGGGCGACATCGAAGCGGGCAAGGTCGACTGCGTTGTTGTTTACAAAGTCGACAGACTAAGTAGATCATTGCTCGACTTCGCCAGCATGATGGGGATCTTTGAGAAGCACGGCGTTTCGTTGACCGCTGTCAGTCAGCAGTTCAACTCCGCCTCGCCGATGGGCGGCTGACGATGAACTTGCTTTTGACGTTCGCGCAATTCGAGAGAGAATTAATCTCTGAAAGAACTCGGGACAAGATGTCGGCCTCACGCCGGCGGGGCAAGTACCTCGGCGGCCCACCTGTGCTGGGTTTTGACCTCGAGCGAGTGCGCAAGTGCCTGGTCGTCAACCAGGACGAGGCGGCGCGCGTGCGGGCCATCTTTGGCTTGTATCTGGAGTATCAGGCATTGCTGCCGGTGGTCAAGGAACTCGACCACCGCCGCTGGACAACGAAGCGGTGGGTGACGCGTGAGGGCGTCGAGGTGGGCGGCAAGCCGTTCACCAGAACGAGCGTGCACAAGTTGCTGACCAACGTTACTTACACTGGCAAGGCCGACTACAGGGGCGAGATCTACGAGGGCGAACAGCCGGCGATCGTGGAGCCGGAGGTCTGGCAGCGCACCCAAGCACTCCTGACCCGGAACAGCCGTGCCGGCGGTGCCGTGGTCCGAAATAAATTCGGCGCCTTGCTCCGGGGCCTGTTACGCTGCGTGCCCTGCGGCTGCAGCATGACGGCCGCCCACACGACGAAACGCCAGCGGCATTACCGGTACTACGTGTGCGCGAATGCGCAGAAGCGCGGTTGGAATGTCTGTCCGTCGAAGTCGATTCCGGCCGGTGAGATCGAGCGCTACGTGGTCGACCAGATCCGCGGCATCGGCTCCGATCCTGCGCTGATCCACGAGACGCTGCACCGAGCGGTCGAGCAGGTCGACTCGGAACGCGCCGCTCTCGAGGCCGAGCGCCGCGGATTGGAACGCGACGCGGGGCGCTGGCACGAAGAGCTTCGTGCATCGCTTAGTGACATTGGACCGGGCCAGAAAACGAACACCCTCCCACGCCTTGCAGACCTGCAGGAACGCCTGCGTCTGGCGGAGCAACGCGGTTCTGAAATCCAGGCCCGCCTCGAGGCGCTCGACCGGGAACGCATCTCTGAGGAGGAGGTCGCTGCGGCGCTGGGCAGCTTCGACCCGGTGTGGGAAGCCCTTAGTCCCCGCGAGCAGGCCCGGATCGTGCAGCTCCTGGTCGAACGCATCGACTACGACGGCGGTGAAGGGACCATCGCGATTGCGTTTCACCCAGGCGGCCTGAAGACCCTGGTCGCCGAACGAAGCAACACCCTCGTGGAGCAACGAGCATGTACGCGCCACTCACCGTCTCGAGCCGGATTCACTTTCGGCGTCGCGGACGCAAGGGCCAAGAGCTTGTTGCCAGTGCCCGCCCGGAGCCACCGGTGCAGGAACCCGGTCGTCTGCCGCGTGTGGCTCGGCTGGCGGCGCTCGCCCTTCGCTTCGAACACCTAGTCCGCACGGGCGCCGTGGCCAGCTACGCCGAGATCGCGGAGCTGGGCCACGTGACGCCGGCGCGGGTGAGCCAGATCACGAACTTGTTGAACCTGGCCCCGGACATCCTTGAAGCGATCCTCCACCTCCCGCGGACCACGCTTCGCCGCGATCCGATCCACCTGCGGCAACTGCAGCCGCTCGCGTCGACGTATGACTGGGGCAAGCAGCGACGTCAGTGGCGGGAGTTGTGCCGGCAGCAGGACATAGCGATTGGTTAGGG